AGTATCAATGGTAATGCTAATGCTGATCTATTAAGTGCTGACCAAAAGATACGTACAGGTATCAAACGTGCTTTTATCAACTCACTTGATGCCTCATCCAATGGGCAGAGAGGAACGCCTAAAGATCAGCTTGATGCGATGAACTTGAAAAAGTTCAGAGCCAAGAAAGATTTTGAGTATCTTGGTAATGCTCCAACAATCTGGGAAGGCAAGATAAATGAACTTCCTCAATCAGTTATGGCTTTTGACCAAACGATAGGAGCTGATATAGAAGCTCTTACAGGCGTTAGACAAGCTGGTGGACAAGGAAGTGCCTCATCGTTGGGTAAGAGCGCTACAGCAGCCAGAGGGTTGTTAGATGCTACTGCTAAACGAGAAGTTGACATAGCACGTAATTTTAAAGAGACTTATATCAAGAGACTATTACGTAAGTGGATGTCAATGAATGCTGAGTGGCTAGAAGAGAAACAAGTGGTTCGTGTAACTAATGGAGAGTTTGTTGAGATTAGAAGAGATGATTTAGATGGTAATATCGATATCGATATCGATGTATCTACTGCTGAGACTGATGCTAATAAATCACAACAACTTGCTTTTATGCTACAAACAATGGGTCAATCACTTCCATTTGATATGACCAAAATGATTCTTTCTGAGATAGCTTCACTTCAACAGATGCCTGGTTTAGCTAAGAAGATAACAGATTATCAGCAACAACCAGACCCTATAGCGCAGCAAACAGCACAAGCAGAGTTAGAGCTCCTACAAGCACAGATAGCAAATGAGAAAGCTAAAGCTATGGAGAACCAAGTTGATGTTGATCTTAAGAAGGCTAAGACACAAGCAGAGTTAGCTAAAGCACGTAAAACTGGTTCTGATGCTGATATGACTGACCTTGACTTTATACGTAAAGATAGTGGCAAAGATATCGAAGATGAGATGGCTAAAGAAGAGCAAAAAGCCAACAATGATATGAGAGGTAAATTCCTTGACCATCAATCTAAAAAAGCACTACAACAAAGTGTTGGTTCTGGTATGTGATATAATTTTGGATAAAGTTAGAAAATAAGGTGATTGGCATTCCTTGGATGTAAGCCCAATTAAATCAAACTAAAAGGAATCAAATGCAAGAAGTTAATGCTTCCGATGTATTCGAGGAACCAGAAGAGTTAGAGTTAGAAATTGAGCAATTCCAAGAAATGCTGAAAACTAAAAAGGCACTGGATGACCTACTTGAGAATGAGAGTTATAAAAGAGTAGTTGAGCTGCTTTACTTTCAAGAAGAGGCAAGACGGTTATCTGACCTGATTATGAGTAAGAATATTGCTTGTGTAAGAGATAGAGATATTATAGTTGAGAACCTAGTAGCAATTGGTTCTTTCCAAGATTTTATTGTAAATCTAAAGACAAGATTAGAAGGTATTGATTCACCTGAGAATATGAAAGCTTTTAGTGAACATATTGAAGAGATGCGTAAAGACTTAATGGAGGAAGAAGATGAAGACTAATGTTAGCTATGCTGTCGCTAAGACACTGAGAACCAAGTCTGTATCAGCAGCTCCATCTGAGCGTGATTTTGACAATATGACTGATGAAGAGTTAGATGCTATCGGTGATGATATTCAACGTGGTGTAGAGCCAGAGAGTGATGAACCTGAACAAGAGGAAGAAGCACCTCAAGAGGAGCCACAGGAAGAGCCTCAGGAGGAAGAAGAACCTCAAGAGGAAGAAACACCTGAAGAACCAGAAGAAGAGCCTGAAGAGGACGTAGATGAGCCTGAAGAGACACCTGAAGAACCAGCCTCTGAGGAATCTACAAAAGAACCAAAACAATTTGATTTCAATGATATGCCAAAAGACCAAGTGCTTCCATTTGAGGTAAAAGCATCAGGACTTAATACTAAGGTTACTATGAATGACCTTATTGCTGGGTATCAAAAGAGTTTTGACTATACGAAGAAATTGATGGATTTATCAAAGCGTAAAGCTGAGTTATCTGTTATGGATGAGTATGGGTTTACAATCGAGGACTTAAACCTTCTCAAGGAAATCAAAGTAGACAAGAACCAACAAGCGATTGGTAAGCTTATTGGGGATGCTAGTATTGACCCGATTGATATTGATGTTGATGAAAGCAAAAACTATACACCTGACAATTATGCCAAACCTCAAATAGGTATGGATATGGAGATGGCTATAGATGCTTATAAATCAGACACCCAATATGGAGAGTTGGTTGAGAACGCAATTCAAACAATGCCAGAAGATATGTATAACGTCATCAGTGGTTCTCCACAAGCTTTGACAGCACTACATAAGGATGTCGCAAGTGGTATGTACGATAAGGTAATGCCAGAGGTTATTAAGATGAGAACAGTGTATGGAGTAACAGAACCAACACTGGATACTTATATCAAAGTAGCCAACTCTATGCGAGAAACACAGCAGACTGAAGTTAATACTCAAGCAAATGAGCAGCAACGTCAAGAAGCTAATGCCGAACGTAAAGATAAGAAGAGACGTGCGTCAGCTCACTCAACACCAACTAAACCTCCAAAGAAAGCTAATCTTACTTTAGCTGAAATTGAAGCATTGGATGATGATGAGTTTGATAAAGCGTTTATGAAGATTATGGGTCGTTCAGGTAATGAATACTAAAAGGTAATATATAATGAAACACTTATTTTCAATCGCAGCAGCAACAAGTTTAAAAGCAATGTCAATGGCTGGAGACGGTCAACACTACAACAGTGGTTCTGACAGTTCAAATGGTCCAGCAGTACAAGATTTCTATTTTGATACGAAAGCGATTCGTATTGCTCGTCCAGCACTAATCTACAATAACTTTGTTGATGGTAAAACACAGAAACGTAATCACGGTAAGACATTTAAGATTAGTAAATTCCGTCCAATTCTTGATGACTTAAACGTTAATGATCAAGGTCTTGATGGTACTGGTGCTGTTATCGGTAATACTTCTTGGTTGTTTATGAATACAGTATATGCTACTGAGAATGATGCTGATTTGGCACGAACACAATGGATTGCTGCGAACCCTAACGAGTTCAACGTTCCTGATGTATGGCAAGCAGTTAATGGTGGTGGTAATCTATATGGTTCTTCTCGTTCAGTTGGTGATGTAAGTTCAGGTATGCCTCTACTTGCTGAAGGTGCTGGTCGTGTGAATAGAGTTGGTTTTATCCGTGAGAACCTTGAAGCTACTCTTGTAAGACGTGGTATCTTCACTGAATGGTCTGATGAGAATGAGATGTTCAATGACTTTGATGTTCAAATGGAGAACAAAACAGCAGTATCTACAGCTCTTATGGAGATGAAAGATGATGATGTTCAACTTGGTATGTTAAATGAAGCTGGTGTACGTATCTATACGCATACTGCTACACAACTATCTGAAGTTGGTACTGATGGTGATGCTGCTACTAAAATCAACCGCTCTATTCTTCGTAAAGCTACAAAAGTATTGAAAATCAATATGGCTAAGAAAAATACGTATATGGTAACTGGTTCTACTAAGTATGCTACGACTCCAATCAACGCTGCTTATTATGGTATTATTGGTCCAGACACATTAACTGACCTTGAAGATATCCCAGAGTGGAGACCAGTTCACGCTTATGGTTATGCTTCTAAATTAGCTAAAGATGAGGTTGGTTCTCTTGATGAAACTCGTTTTGTTGAGTCTTTACGTCATCTTAACTATGCTGGAGCTGGTGCTGATGTATCTACAACCAACACTGCTAACGTAGCTGAAACTGATGGTAATGCTGACGTTCACACTGTGTTATATCCTACTGAGGGAGCATATGCTACTGTTGGTCTTGAGGGTGCTGGTAAGATTAAGTTCCTAAGTAAACCTGCTGGTAAAGCATCTAAAGATGATCCACATGGTCTTACTGCTATCTTTAGTGGTAACTACTTCCACGGTGGTTTAGCGCTTCAATCTGAGAAGTTAGCTGTTGTATATCACGCTGTTTCAGCGTAATCTATAGCCGTTAGATAGTTAGAACCAACTTCGGTTGGTTCTAAGGTGTTTAACACTAATAACTTAAAAGGAAACCTGTAATGGCAAAGAATATTAAGACTGATGAGTTCAAAGAAGAGAAGGCAACGAAGGAGTTGCTAAAAAAGAAGTTAGACGATTTAGGCGTGACATACCACCCTAATGCTGGAATAGTGAGTCTTGAAGCTAAACTTGAAGAAGCTATGACCACTAAGAAGAATGGCGTTGTTAAAGAGAAGAAGATTACTGACAAGCAAGCAAGAGCGATGAAAGCAACATCTCTTAGCAAAGTAAACATTACATCAATGCACAAAGATGATGTTAATGCTGAAGCTGCTTACTGTTCGTGTATCAACTCTGAACTTACTCTATCTAAGTTTGTTCCACTAGGCGTTGATCTGGCACTTGAAGAGGCACTGATTAATTTCTTCGAGAGTAAAAAGATGATGGTTCCTGTACCTGATAAAGAAGCGGGTAAAGGTAATTATAAATATGAAGAACGTCCTTGGTATAATGTAAAACGTTATTAGGATATAGAGCCAACATTTAGTTGGTTCTGTTATCTTAATACAACAAAAGGAATGACAAAATGCAAACAAATTTCACAGATGCTTTGATGAAGCGATTAACCTCACCTTCTATGACTAATGATGCCCTATATAATTATGGTGTTAACTTTAATGGTGAGGGTTTTGAACCAGGTGCTTTAGGGACAGACTTACAGATGAATGACATACTTGCCAATCCTGCTCAATATGGAAATGTAAACTTTAGTGGATTTCAACCAGGTCAATTTGGAGTAAATCCAACAACAGACTTTGGTTCTGCTTTTGAAACATACGCACCTTTTGCTTTAGGTGGAGCTTCACTCATTATGAACCAAATACAGAACAATAAGAATAACAGAAGAGCTGATAAGGCACTGGCATCAAACCTTGAACAAGTAGCACGTAGAAACAAAGCTATCGATAGCTGGAGCTAATTATGTCAAGATCAATAACACTGGCTGCTCCTAATGTCCAGTATAATGACCCTACAAAAGCACTACAACAAAACTTTCGTGACTTGGTTCAAAAGCAACAATACGAAAAAAAGCTTGACTTAGAACGTCAACGACTTGCTCTTGCTAAGGCAGCAGAAGGCAGAGCAGCTGGTAAATACGCCAGAGAGAACCAAGAGCGAGAACTAATGAGTAAGGCAATGGCAGCTAAACCTGAACGCTCACTTGCTTATGACGAGTCCTTAGCCTCTGCTGGTAATGATATAGCAAATGAATATCTACGATTACAAGAAGCTGGAGATACAGCTGGTCTATCTGCTCTTACAAACCTTACTCATGCTCTTACAAACCTTACTCAGAACAATACAGCACTTGCTGATGAATTTGCTAAGTATAAGCCAAACATAGCCACAGGAGAGCTTGTAGATGCTCAATTAGAAGCTGGTAGACGTTTAGGTGTAGATCCTACTAAGATGGCTGATTATGCCTACAAGATGGCTCAAGCAGACAAAGCTTTTAACCCGACAGGAGAGACTGGATTTAGTGATGCTACTAAACGTATAAACACTATGGGAGATAATCTTTGGAGAGAGAAGCGTAACATTCTTACTGACCAAATGAAGCAGATATCCAAAAATAACTTTCGTGGA